GTTTCTAATGCTTTTTCTCCAAAAGTAGGTGGCTTATCTTCTTCGTATTTATCCCATATACTGCCATTTTGACTTTGACTTGAAACGTCTTGAACTGGAGTTCGGTCAACTTTAGGCTCTTGAGTTTTTTTACTGTTTGGTGAAATCTCTTCTTCGTATTGATCCCAAATATTAGTTGCCATATAACAATTCTCCACCTGTGTCTTGTACTCTTCTTATATCTTTTTTAAGAATCTGCCTAACTTCCCCATCTTTATACATACGGACGTAACCTTTTTTAGGTTTTAATCCTTTAAATTCATTTTGCTTCCTAAGTTTCATCCCTTCACTTTCGTGTTGTTTTTGTATATCTTTAAGAAAAGGTTGTATTTCTTCATTTATTTCAGTATTAAATCTACCTGGAGATATAGGGCCTGCTTTGGCTCTTTTTTTTGATATCAATTTTCCTTTTTGTAAATCACGTTTGGCTTTCTCCAGCATCAAATTAATAACAGCTAAATTACCTTCTTTACCCATATATTGTGATGGCTTGGCTTGCAATGCCATCTGAACTTCTCTAGTAGATGGGTTAGAGCCGCCTAGTTCTTTTGTTCTGAGAAAGTCATATATATAACTATAGAGCTTTCTTTGAGCATCTGTTTTAATGAAATTCTTCTTTTCTTCCTGTTGTTTGTCGCCTAATATAGATGAAAAAGCACTCCTAGCCCAGTTATCATCCCAACTTAAATCCTCTTTGCTATTCATTATCACGTCTTTAGCGAGTTCAAGTTGTCGAACATCAGTTTGCAGTTTCTCAAGATTACTATATGGTTCTGCATTTTGCTTTATTTCGTCTCTCCATTCTTTCTGCTTCTGTTCCGTTGATGAAAATTCTCTATTTTGCTGTGCAATTTTCTCTTGCCAATTCATCTTTTCTGTAGCAAGTTCTTGTGCTTGAAATATTTTAGCTAGATTGGGATCTTCTTGAGAAAGTGCCATTGTTTTAGCAAAAGAAGAACCTTGACCACCTTGTTGCCCTTGTCCTTGTGCTAATGCTTGTTCTAACGCTCCTTGTCCTTGTTTAACGTAGTCTTCCCACATTGCATTTTCTTGATCTGGAGTAAGATATTCACCTTCGTTGTCCGCTTGTCTTTGCTCCAACATAGCCTCAAACTGGTCTCTAAATTCAGGCATTGCGGATAGATCAGGTACATCCTGTCTTTGCGTTTGCTGCGGGTTCATTATATCTTGGATCCGTTGCTTTTTAGCTCTACTCTCTAAACCCTTCCCAATCGACTGTCCAAAAGAACTTATTCCTTTGCCTAGTCCAGATCCGTAAGTTAATTTTGTAACCATTTTTAATCTCCCATTTTTCCACCAAGAATTCTTCCTATAGCATCAATAATATTGCCTAGAATACCTTCTTGTTCATGTATCATTGGCGAGAATTGACTTTGCCCAGCTGCTTGCAGTCCTCTATTTTGCCCGAGGTTATATTGATTCATCCTTTGTGAGCCTAATGACGTGTTTAAATCTGTCGCGCTTTGTGATAGAGCTTGATTTAATGCAGAGGAACTAGTTTCATCCATCCCCATGAATTGCTCTTTTATTCCTGGAATAGTTTGTCTTTGCATCTGCTGTTGAGCTGGATCAACAAATGATTTCTGAAACATACTCTCAAATTGTCCAGGATCTTGTCCTTGCATTTGTCCGCTTAAAAAATCTTGCTGACCTCCAGTCAAAAGATCGATATTTCCTTCGTGGGTAGCTCCCCCGAGCATAGTCTTACCAATAATTACCTCCTTTAGCTAGCAATAGCTACTTTTTCATCTTTTTTAACTTTAACTTCCTCTTTTGGAGGCTCTTTTTCTTTCTCTTTTTCTTTAATTTTTTTGGGGTCGTATTCCATTAGCACACTTTTTGCCCTGGAAAATCCGTATCGTTCAGAATGTTTCGGATAATTCGTAACCCAATATATCTTGTTTAGATTGCCCTTTATTTGTATCTGCTTAATATGATCGGCTAATTTCTTAACCGCTTCCCCTCTACCCCAATACTCTTTATCCATGCTGAAAACTTGGATTAAAATGTCTTTCGATAATGCGTCTACACAAAACCAAAGAACGCCTTTTACTAGGTTTTCTTTGTCTGCCAAAACATACAAGTGGTTAAATGGATTTAGTACTATCCCTGTATTCCCTTGCATCATGCAGTTGATCTGTTGATATTTGAAAAACTCTTCTACGGAGTAATCCCTGTCTCGAATTTGTTCTACTAAATAGTGTGGCACATGCGAAGGAGTGAACACTCTAACCCAACGGAGTTCATCTATTTTTTTCATTTTTTTTCCTATTCGTCTGAAATTCCTATATACCTAGAGTGGAGAATTAAGCGGCCAGATGCTTGAACTGCTAAATTAGCTGTTGCTCCCGCTGGTGTTACGCTATAGATTTCTCCTCGATAAGTATTAGGTATTGCGTTAATAACTAAATAATTTCCTAAGTAGGCAACATTCGAAGCCTGAACTGTTCCAACAAAAGGCATCCCATCAGATTTCGTAACTAGATATGGAAGTTCTAAATATAAATTTCCAGCCGCAGTCGTAGCGCTCCATGTAATATCGGCAAATATCTCGGTAAATATTCCTTGTCTAATTGACCACCCTACCTGCTGGGTATAGGTAAAGGTGCCAGCTACAGTTCCATTAAGTGTTGGGATCCATTTTGATTGATCAACATCTGCATTATTTCGGATGAATCCATTAATATTGTCTGCCAGACTTTCATACATCCCTTGTAATTCAAAAACTAGATCTTTGAGATATCTGTCAATATCTTCACCGTCTTGTTGATTAACTCTACTAGGTAAAATGATAGTTGATGGCAATGTCATTAGTTAATGCTCCTCTTTCCAATTTTTCGGAAATTTGGACTATAGCTATGGATTCTATAAGGAGTATCAATACCCGAGGAAGTAAATTTAAGCCTATGTTGAAACCCTATTCCTCCAGCAAAAACTCTTTTTTTAGTCTTTGTTTGGTAGAATTTCTTTCGATAAATTCCACCGCTGCCAGAATAAGCTGTAAATGTAGTTCCATTTATTTCATCTAAAGTAAAATTATTTCCATCAACATTGGTTATCGTATAACTTTCGGCAGTCACCCCACTATTTATTTCAGTCATGCCTTTAACGCCATACATATAAATTACATCCCCTGTTACGAGACCATGATTAGGAGCATTTACATTTACGGGATTAGTCGCTGTTGCATCTATAATTGAAGCAACAAAATTTAGATTTGGAAGGAAGTTTATTTTTTTGGAAGCATATGGAGAAATATCTGTGTCTTTATAAAAATCAATAGTGCCTAGGGTGTTTACATTAGTATCTATATAGAAATCTACATAGTTTAACTGGCTTTCGAACCCTTCATCTTTGCCAGGATCCCACGCATTAGTGCTGAAAGTTGAGCTAATTTCTTCTCCGTTGTCATCTCCATCAGTTTCTAGGACAAATACGTCTCCATAAATATCACCACCTAGCAGAATTTCTTGGTTTTCTTGCCAGAAATAAGAGAAAAAATCTTCATCTCCGAAATCTTCAAGGCTCATTTCTTCGCCATCTTCATTGATAAAGCCATTAGCAATAGTAAAATCGTCTAATCCGAAATCTATTCCTGAATTTCCATATCCAAGGCAATTCAAATTTATTGTATAAGTAGAAAAGGCTTTTGATTCGTCATCAAAAATTAACGCTGAGTCGCTTTCATTATCAGTGGTTTCTATAGTATTGTATAAAGTCCACCATCGTTTTTGTGCATAACTTCTTTCGCAAAAAACCTTTTGAAATTCACCAACATTTACATCGTCTGTTGTAAATTCTGATATTCTATCATCAATTCTTTTAGTCTCTACTCCGTCAGTTGCAGTAATTCCTCGTATTCCTAAAGCTACAACATATCTGTCGTACCCAATAGATGCCATTTTTCCATCACATGCTCTAAATGAGTTGATTTTCTGCCATTTAAACGCCCTATTTGGATCAGATGTTGGTATGCTGTTCCAAACCGAATTAGTAAAGAATACTATTATTTGGTTTTGGATTTGCCTTGCTGAGATGATATGATCTCCAGTAGCAGCATCGGTATATCCTCCGCCTCCTGCCGTTACGTCATTCCAATTTGCAGGATTTTGCTTGGCGCACCATCTTTTTCTTTGGGGGTGATACGTAGTAACTAATGTAGATGCGTCATACTCATATGTTCCATAAACAATTAGTCTCTGACCTAAAGAAAATATAAGTTTTGCTCCAACTAATATACGTTCAGTTGCACCAGCGCCCCCTAAAGTCGGATTAAAAGCGATAGTAAGAGTGTCATCTGTGGTTCCGTCAAAGTACCTAATTCCATCAACAGTAGGAGCAGCCGCAGGAGTCCCTGCTTTGCCATTAGTAAAGTAAAGTCTATTCGTACCACCACCAGATTGCCAATTTGCTAACCATACATAATCATATTCTCCTCCGCTTGCTATATCAGCTACATCCAGCTGAACAAAAGCGTTTGATGCTGTGTTATACCGATAGGCTCTATTTGTATTAAATGCTAAAGTCGTTCCTGCTCCATCAGCATCAATATATCGGGTGATCCCCATTACTCGATCCGTGGAGTCATCAATAAGAGCTGATGTTCCTGCTGCTCCATACGCTGTTAGTCCAGATGTATTTATGCCTATCGTAAAGGTAGAAGCACCAGTAACAATAATAGTAAAAATCTTGTTATTTAGTGATGTCATGCCGTTAATAGCTGTTAAATAAACTCTATCGCCTGTTGTATATAGATGAGGCGCTCCAGTGGTTATTACCCCTAAAGCAGCTTGAGTAATCCCTGTAATTGCTACCGTAGCACCCATAGGAATTAATGCTCCAAACCGCCTATAACCTTCTCTTTTTTGCAAAAAACCATGCTTGACATGGATATTATCAAGTTCTCTAAACGAATCAGGCGGAGCCAACCAAGGTTCTTGATCGGTATCTAATCCAGTGCGAAAGGGAGCAATTAACATTTTAGCCTCTTAATTTCCTATTGCAAAATAATAAAATGTTGGTGTTCCCGAACTTCCTTTAACTTTAAATTTAGTTTTGCTTACAAATTCATATCCTATGGCTTCGGTGGATCCGATTGCATTTCCAGAAATATGAAAGCAGTTATTTGCAAAACCACTTAAAGCAAATGTTTTTTCAAGCCATGCAGTAGTTGCAGCTGCTGATCCCCATATAAATGTTAAACCATTTGGCATTACATATTTTCCAGGACTAGCATCTGTAAGACTTCCACCTGTGAGTTTTGTTATTATTGAATCGGGATCAATTGCATATGCTTGCGGTTTACTGTCGCCATCTTGCTTGGAATATAAAATAATCGTATGTGCTATTGCTGTTGGATTTGAAGCGAGGCCTGCATCATCTCTATCGGCTAAGTTAAGTGCCTGTGGTTTAAATGTAGCTTCACCTGCTTCTATAGCATCCCAATTTGGTCTTATCACTTCCCCAACATTTCTTAGCTTTGTTGTGTTAGCTGGCTTAGTTTTGTCAAATACCATTTGATCTCCTTAAAAGTTGGGCATTGCCCTTGTATTTAATAAATCTTGCTCTGTTCTGGTCAAAACAAGCGCTATTTGCTCCTTATGAAGCTGTGTAGTCTCTGAATAAGCATCATTTTCACCGTAATCAGCAAATATCCCTAATGAGGTTCCATAGGCTATACATGGTCCCCATTCGTCTAATTCAGGCCTATCTGTCGCTTCTGTTAGTTCTGTGACTATTTGGTAAGCTTTCATCTTGACGGTGTAAACTTGATCTGGAACGGGAAACAATGTGAATTGATTTGCAAAATATAAAATTGATGTTGGGCGGTTTGGGAGAAATACGACATAATTCAAATAGATAAGTTGGCCGTCTACTGGAGCTATGTTAAAGGTTACTGAAACGACTCCAGTATCATAATTGATTGTTGCTGTTCCGCCCGCTGATCCTGTTATAGTAATGTTAGAATCCGTCCAAGTAGTAGTGGTATCCTCAAAAATTTCGACATTATCGGAAATAGTCAGCGTTGATGGATATATTGGATATCCTGTTAGAGTAGTTGTAAACGTTACTGTTGCGCCATCTCCAGTCCAAGGTTTTGCAAAAGTATATTGAAGCGGATTAACCGCTTCAAACATGGCTGTATCTTGGAACCATTGCATTGACAAATTATTCAGAGTAGCTGGTGGCACATAGTTAGTGTATAATGTATCGGGAGCTGCATAGGTAGCTTGATTATGATCTGTTAAAAATTCATAATAGACGAACTTTTGCTCCAGTTTAACTTCTGCGGGAAACCGTAATTGGTAATATTGATTTAATCGTTCTCCAATTTCTACATTACTCATGTCGTCTTCTGAAAATCGACCCGTTACCTGTCTTATTTTCTGAACAATTTTTGCTTTAGTCCAAGTTGCCATTTTATCCTCCGAATGACTGTCTCATTTGAAATCTTGGGTCTTGACCTATCAATTTTTTTGTCATTCCCCCAGAACCATCTGGTCGCCAATCCCATAAAGGTTTCGTTCTAGACTCTATCCATTGGGCTATAAATCGTGGCAGTTTGTATTTTCCACCATGAAATAAAGTAAAATTGTGGCTGTATTTTGCATTGCCATAAGGAAACCTTTGGCAAAGACCTGGCTCTTCTAAATTATAAAACTCAAATTCACAGACTTCACGAAGGAACTTTTCTTCCTTTTCATTCGCTGGTTGCTTTAAAACAAAAGGCAACTTTTGAAGTTTAGTCATACTTATATCTTGATGTTTTACTTCACTCATATCTTCCTCGCGCTAATAAAAGGGAGAGGGAACTAAGCCCTCAACCCTTGTGGTTTTTATTTGTAGTTCTTAAACTACTACGTTATCGCCGTGTGCTACGGCTACCATAACGTCATCATTTCCGCCGACTGGATCAGTACCAAGTGTAATTCCACCTATTGCTAGGTTTTCAATTGGTATTGCTTTACCATCGGTATCGCTAACTCTTGTTACGATTCCACCTGAAACATAGACGCTATATCCAGTTGCAGAGGTATCTTCAACTAAAGTGCTAGTTGTGGCTGTAACAGAAGCTACAGTAAACGTATTGTTCAGACTTGCGTCTCCTGTTAGGTCGTCAGCTAGTTCAGCTACTTTTACAGTGTCGCCTGCTGCGAAACCAAAAGTTGCTGTATCATTAACTGTTAAAACCCCAGGTGCAGCATTTGTGAAACCAGAAATGGTTGCACCTACTGCTGTTGATTGTGCTAATGGGGTAAATCCATTAGT